GCAATAATCTCTTTTTGAAAAATAATACTCACCATTTACAAAGCTGGCACCGCTAACATGCCAAATTGAGTTGGCACCTTGAAATTCGTTTCTAATGCTTCCACCAAGTTCAACCAACGCCTTATGGATTGCTGATTGCTTGGTTTCAGGTTCTGAAAATGATGGCTGGTTCAGGCTTGGACGCCATTTAATAACTAAGCTCCAACTAAAAATATCAACACTAATAACACTATTGAACTGTTCGACATTATCTCCAACTCTAATAATTGCATCAATAGCACCACTAAACTCCGGCTTAACCACTGAGTTTTCGCGCCATGCGAAATGGGTGGCGCGCTTATTATCAAATACTCCGCTCATACCAAAATATTTGTGCGCTTTTACGCAAAAACCATCGCCTTTGTCACCGTTAACAAACACCAGCCCAGCTTTCTTAAACTCACCTACTGTTTTCATCACAATCCCCTTAGTTAATTGACGCGATAAGTTTTGCATATCATTACAACGCTGTCAACTGGTTATCGCCTATTTCTGCGCGAGTTTAGCAGGTAGTCGTCGACCGAATTAACAGGAGGCGGGCACGAGGCAATGATTGCAGCGTCCAAAATGTTTGGTGATGGAATGCCGCGCTTTTTGAGCTCCTTCTTGCCTTCCACCTTATCGCGCCCGTTATTATCAGTGTCACGCAGAGGTCTTGAGCATTCGCTGATAAACTCTTCAAGTATTTCAGGTGCAATAGTTGAGCTGTCAAAGCTAATCATTTCATCATCAGAGAATTGTTCTCCATGCTCGATCGCCATGTAAGTATTTTTAACCCTGTCTGCAAATGTCCATGTTGTTTGAGCCTTAAGGTTGCTGAACTTATCCTCGTTAGTGATGCCTTCAGCATACTCAAGTTTTGGATTGATTAAATCTCGCGAGCCAGCGTTAAAACCAAAATAGCTGACTTGGTAATTATCACCAATCTCACCTCTTGACCGCTGAAATTCTTCTTCTGCCATTTGGTTGAACTCAGCAAAGCTTGAGCCAGCGTTGGAGCCAACTCCTATCGAGTCGTATCCTAGGCTTGCTCTGTGCTTCTTGGCGTCATCATAAACAGCCCTGTAAGATTTGCGCGACTGGTCTTCTTTGTGTTGCCACTTTTTAAGCTCAGTAATAACCGAGCCTTCCATTAAACATGTGGCGTTCCAGTCATTGCCGCCATCCATGATGTCGAAGCCTAATCGCTTAGCTCCATGCTTACCAAATCCCAACTTGATATGAGCATCAACACACGCTCTCACGTAAGCGGCTGGCATTAACACGCCATCGATTGATGCATCATAGTCAACGTCAATTTCTTGCGCCACGGTAATCGCATCTTGTTCTCTAACCTGCTTTTCATACCATGCTTTATCTTTCCTAGGGTCATCAGTCCATCGCAGGGTTAGCACCTTAACTTTTCCGCTAAACCGCTTGCGATAAAATGCATTTCCGTTGCCGTTTGGCGTTGATATGTCTATTTGGCAGTTTGTTGTTTGAGATAGTGCCGCATCTGCTGCTTCTTGGCGCTCTAAGAATGCAGCCTCATCGACAAAATAGATTGATGTACGAGCGCCACGGCCAATATCATATCCGCCCTCGCCAGTGAGTGTTGCCCCGTTTTCTGGATTGGTTATTTTTAGAAAGTTGGCGTGCTGCTTTTCATTGTAACCATCAGGCAAAAAGTCAGGCGGCAATAATCGCAGGAATTGGCGGCCCTTCTCAAATATGCTCTTAGGGTCGCCAAGTCTATCAACTAGGTCTACCTTTCTTGATCCATATCCTGCCGTGTAATCATCCCAAAATAACCACATCGTACAGCCATAAGCGATTGATAGCCACGACAAGCCGAAATCGCGCGTCTTTTCCACTAGGGCGCGTTCTTGTTTGCGCCATCGGTCATGTATCCACTTGAGCGTGTCTATTTGCTTTGGGAATAATATAAACGGAACTACCGCTGGCAAGTCTCTTTCCAAGTTGCGAGGGTCAAACGTCATGCCCCAGTCTGTAATAAAGTCCCAAGGATGATTTTTGTAATGCTTTTTTGCTGCTGCCATTGCAACAGGATTGGAGCGTAGAAACTTTAAGCGCCGCTGCCTTTCGGCTAACACGGCGCTGTAGTTAGGGTTTTTGTAGTCAATTTCAATCAGTGCCATTAAGCATGTCCTGATATATTCTGGTTGCCTCATCTGCTGACATATCGGCGGTGATTTGCTTTATGTTTTGATTGCTGTCTATGCGGCCAGAGTGATTAAGGTCTTGCTTGTCAGATAATCCTAAGTCGCGAGCAATGATATTTGGGTTGAGAAGGTCTGCCGCGGCTCCTGAGAACTTCTGCTCGTAGATTATGGTCTTGATGTCGCGTATGACCGCCGAAAAATCTTCGTCGTTTTCATAGTCCCTTAACGTCTGCGCTCCTATCCCCAAGAATAGGCAAAGCCCCGAGATGGTCATAGCTCGCATTTTGCAAACTGAATCTTTTACTACTGCGCCTTGAAAGTGAAATGCCTTTTCTTCCATTAACGGGTTATTCTCAACCCATTCAAAATACTCACAAGCTGCATCCCATAGCACTTCTGGAGTTGAAAATATTTTATCTCTACCGTGAGAACTTCTGACCTTCCAGAATTGATTTCCTACTGGAGCTGCCACAATAACTACCTCTCATTAATCACCCAGTAACAGCCTACAATTTCAACGCTTGAGCCTTTGCCGTGCTCAGTAATCTCAAACGCTTTTCTAGGGATGTCCAACTGGTATTTTAGTTTAAATTCGTTTGGCATTGATTCAAACGCCATCGATACCATCTTAGCACTTAACGCGGTGTAGTGCATCACACCCAAGCCAAATCTCGGCTTAATCATCCTTTGAGTTAGTCTTTCAATCCCTGAGTCTTTCACTTGCTTCTTGCGCATAGTTAAGGTTCATGCTATGGTTTTGAAAAGACTAACTCACCAGTTCCATTCTGTAAAGTTCCCCTAGGTTGACGCCTTGCCCTCGAAAGAGGGCTTTTTTATTTGTAAACAATAAACTTCCTAGGCGCTCTACAATGCTTATCAACAAATCCAGCATTCCAAGCGTGATAAGGCAATATCTGACTCTTTGCGCAGTATGGGTTAAACGAGTTCAACTGCAACTCAAAACCCTCTGCGTAAAAGCTAGCTGTCAGCTCATCCATTTCTTGAGTGTTGATTGATAGCGCACTCAAGCATTTTTCTTCATTGACCATTCCATTAGCTCCTTATGCGTTGGTCTGTAGTGGCGCTTGAAGATTACGTCATAACCATCGCCTCTTTCTCTTGGAGTGCATGGGCTGCATTCTGTTTTATTTAAGCTGCACAGTTCGCATGCTGACACACATAATCCGCGAGCAACTCCGACTGCTTTATGCTGAATACCACCAACCACGACCACATTATGTTTGATAGTCATATCAGTTCCCCTGTAATTGATACCGAATCAATTTTAAGCCAACTTGATTTACTCTTTCCTTCTCGAAGAACAAGCAGCCAATCGCCAGAAGCTAAGTGCTCCGGTATTTTTTCCTTCCACTCATTAAAGCCGTCATTAACAATAACGTGACTAGGCTTTTCAAGATTGACAAATGTAAATCTTTCCTCATTGAACTCGACTAACGATCCATCCAAATCATTAAATGCACGGTATGGCTTAAGTGCGCTATACGTTGCGCCAATTTTAAAGTTACTTGCATTCATATCAACCACTCCACAATCGACTCACCACAAGCCACGACAGCAAACACCGCGACAATCATCATGCCTTGCATTGCGTTAATTTTCTTGTTCATTTTTCATCTTCTCGTCATAGCACTTGAGCTGAATGTATCGGCCAGCGAATAGAGCTAGGCCGATGGTTATGCGCCTAATGCTTTCAAGGCGTCTTCGTTAAGATCACCATGCTCGCCAGTTGGCTCACTAAGTATAACCTCAGCAATGGCATACTTCTTTCCTTCCGTACTAATCATAGGTAGACGCTTGCGTAAGGTAAGTGCCTCTTCAGCTCCATTTCTGTCACTGTGCGCACCGTCAGTTAATGTTGGATTTCCATACTTATCAAGCTCTGCCAGCCAATATTGTTTATTCATCTCCAAGACCTCTTGTTTACTCCGCACATAACAAAGCATTGCAGAGGATAAACAGCTGAATGCGAGGTTGTGTGCTTCCTGTGTGAGCGCAGCATTTAGCATTAGAACGCTGCAATACGCTTTCCTAAGATCTCGGAGTATTGCCACATAATGTCATTTTGTTCTTTCAGGAGCTCCTGTTCATCAGCGTCAAGTGTTTCGAAAATATGGCTTGTGCCGATGAAATTGCTGAGCGCTTTTGCTTTTGTATCAAGTTCACTTTTTTCATCAACTACACGTTGTTGGTGTGGCGCTAATTGTTGTTCTGACATGGAAAATCCTCTCACTTGGTTAAATTAAACCTGCCACGAAATGTAACATTGGCGTTAGTATGGAACTTTGTAAGTACTCAATCATTTTTTTCCACCTTAATCAGTTGCAATTCACGCTTTGAGTAATCATGCTCTGGATGCGTGATTATCACCTCGCGCAATTCGTAGCCTTTTATCAGCATAACGCTTGGCGGGTACATGACAGCATTGCCGTCCAGTATTCCAAAGCTCCAGCCATTGTTTAAGCGGTTCTCGACAGCCTGCCGAGTCAATCCGTGAGCCTCTGCGAACTCACGGACGTTTTTTATTGACTTCATTTTATTTTATTACCTTTTAGTAACGACCGAATGTCGGTCAGAATTGTTTTTATGTACTCCGTATGTTCCCACCCTTCAAGATGACAAACTTGCATGTCAGCGGCTATATCTTTCAATATCCGCTCACGCATTTTAGCCCTTGCAAGCTCATGCAGTTCTCTAGCTGGAAATGGTTGAGCGCCTGATTTTTGCTTATGGTTATCAATCGCATTGTCAGTCTCAGGCTTTTGCCGTGGCATAGCGTGCTCATATCGCTCCGGCTTAACTCTAAGCAGCATACGCTTTCCACCACGTAAAACGCTCTTGCCATCGGTTATAAAAACAGTTTGGATTACTGGCGAGCCACAGGTTTTGTCGATGGACCAGCCCGCTGGCATACTATCGACTATCTCCCAATTTGATTTGCTAGTCATCTGCACCACCATTTATTGATTTTAACGTGCCCTTTAGCACCTTTTTGCGGCCTAAGCTGTAGCTATCACCAAACAAAGTCAGCCCCATGAACGAACAGCGCTTTATGTCGCCATTTGAGACTGTCATCTCTTTGCTGTTGTGCAAAACAACATCACCGACAGATAGCGAGCTAATGCATACTTCTGCAAAGTTTAAGGCGCTCATTGCAGCGCCTTGATTGTAACCGTGACTTCTTCACCAAAAAATGCCTCGTTAGCTAATTTTTTGGCAAATCCGTTAGCACCTCTTAGAGTTTTGCAAACTTCATAGCTGATTTCTCCAGACGCTCCGCTTACCGTAACTTTGTATTTTTTCACTTTAAACTCTCCAGTTCGTTTCGATGTGGTAACTATAGCAATAAACATTTGCACAACGCAAGCATTATTTGCATTTATTCATGATTATTTCAGAAATGGGTATGACTAACAATAAAATGGGGTTTTCATCACCCCATCGCCAAACATAGATATACCAAGGATTACAGATAAATTATCAAATGTTATGGATTTGTTATGGACTTTTAAGAAAATCAGAATTTATCTTTAAATACATATACTTAATCTCTTTAATAGGTATATATGGGTTAAATTCTTTAGGTTCTTATCTTTTTAGCTTATTTTTGATAAAAAAATAGCCAATCATTTCTGACTGGCTTTTATCTCTAGCATTTATAAATGGTCTATGTCCTCTATATAGTCTATATAGAGTTATTTTATTACCTTATCTTATATTACATATTTAGTTATGAATAGATAGTGAAATTTTGATGAAAGGATGATTTTTGATTTTTTATTTTTGGATAGATAGTACTAAATATCAAAGTGAGCCCCATTTGACCCTAAATGACGTATTTCTTATTTAAATCATTAACTTAGCCGACCCCATCGCGACCCCATTTTGCTTTGAATTTTCCCCAGTTTTGAGAAAATGGGGTTTTCGGATTTTAATGAGTAGATTAGCAATTGCAGTATTGATATATAAATTAGATTTATACTATTTTGCCATATGCTTATAACTTTGTGAATTTTGGTTATAAAAAAAGCCAGCGGTTAGGCTGGCTGGTTATAACCTCATACTATTTATTAGGTGACCTCAACTAAAAACCGTTTTTCAACATACTGCACATCACCAACATCATTGCGCAGTGCAACATTAAAATTATTCTCGGCAAGCGCTTTGTAAACCCTGCCAACCGTAAATCCTCGTAAAGCTGTGTTTAATCGCCACATTTTAATCACCTTTTGGTATTTTACCGATTGGAGTTGATTTGCAGTTTTTACACCACCTGCAATGTGATGGTTGGTCAGCGTCAAATTTAAATGAATCTTTGTACTGGCAGCAACGATAACAATATTCAATATTTTTCATTATTCGCTATCTCTCAATCTAGGTGAAATGTAATATTCCCCGCGACACATAATCACCACGTTATCCGCAATTAGCTCAGGCATGATTACATCGCGTAGGTACGTTGTTAGCTTTCCAGTCGATGCGAAAGCTTTGTTACTCTTTAGGTTTTGCTGTAATTGCTGCACTGTTATCTTCGGCAATTTGCGCTCTTTGATGTCCTTTGCGCAACGCTTGGCTAGATACTTTTTAACTATCTCAACCTTGGGCGACAGTCCTGCACAACCTGAATCCTCGGCTGCTGCCAAGTAAGTCCGGCTAAGCTCATCAAAAATATCAATTGCGCGTTTCGTGGTTTTGTAGCCGATCACTTTTCTGCGGCGACCGTCTTTAGCCCACTCTTTGGCTGCCCACATGATTGAAGCAATCTTCTGAATTTGCTCACCGGCTTTACCCATGGTTCCGCGGATCATCGAGTCATTGAAGCGCCCATTATCTGCCATCTGTCTTTCTATCCAGTTGCGATAGTCGTTAATCAGCCCGTGCGCGTTGTCGTCGAACGTAAAGCAAATGCCTTGGTCATTGACTAGGTTGTTCACTAAATCGATATAAGCGGCTTTTAGAGAGCCATCGACAGGCTCAAAAATGTCATGGTTTCGAGTGCCAAGCATGTGAGGTTCTTTAATTAACAAGAAACGCTCACTAATACCGCGGCCTTTGCGACCTGCTTCAAGCAGTGAATCAATCGTTTCTGGCTGTGCCAGCACTGCACAGGTTCCTTTTACATAACCGCGAAATGCATCACGGCTAGAGCGTTGGACTGATATCCATTCACCAGACCACATGCTAAGAAATATGCCGTTGTTGGCTTTCTTTCCTTCGCTGCCGTAGACATTCCCTAGCATGACATCTATTGCATCGGCCTCGGCTGAAATGATGTTAACCCAACCATTTTGCTTGATTGCCAACTTCTCCAAACCCTCTGGCGTAGAGTCATTAACATCAACGATGTAATCAGGCAATTCTTCAAGCTCTTGCCCTTTGTTCATCATGTCGATTTCCAATCCTTCGCGCTGCGTGTCGCTGGTCGCTGATTTGTGCTGCTTGCGTAGCTCGTGCACGTCCTTCTCAATTTGTCCGCGCTTGAATTTATTGGTCTTATTGATTGACTCGTAGGCTATGCGAATCGGTAGCATGAAGGATTCATTAACGCCAGTCTTGCCAGTTGATGGCGGCTGCCCAGAAACGCAAAACAGGTTTACTGGCCTAGTTGCATCACTGCCGCGATACGGTGCATAACTGAACTGGCGAGACATGGCAACTGATAAGCAACCAAGGCCATGCAGTAAGCAAGTATTTGGCGGGAATTTTACAGACTTTCTAACTGAGTCAGCATAAAGCTCTAACACGTTTTTGCGCCAATCCTCTTGCTTTGGCGTAACGATATCAACACTCAATTGTTCATTTGACTGCTCCAATATCTGCGGCCAAAGAGATTCATCTTTCAGCATCTCAATGTTTGCTGGAGCATATTCAGCTATAAGCTGCGCTGGTGACATGTTTAACGACTGATAGTCGACAATCAACTGATTGACTAATTGATCTGTTGGTGAGTTCATTTTCGCCTCACTTAATATTTATTGAATAATTTTTAAGACCAATCCTGTCACAAGTTCCCTTTACTGCGTCAAGGGATTTGAACACTCTAAGCTTTTTTGAGTGAGTTGTTATTACTTTTACTGATTCAAGGTTTAGCGCCTCACTTTTTAGCTCAAGATGGTATCCGCCATCACATTTAATAGCGGTAACGCAGAACGGCATGTTTAGCGCTGCGTATGACTTTAGCTGCATTTCTGTTGAAACCATTATAAATCCTTATTTCGTGTTGACGTTTTTTAAATTCGTATTGACGACGTGATACTATTTCAATATCATCCAACCGTCAACCATAATTTGGAATTAATCATGTACGACATAGATGCAATAAAAGCGGCGGCAAATGGTCGATGGATTGAAATATTCAACGCTTGCGGGATGGGTGTTACTGGTATTAAGAATAAGCATGAAGCCTGCCCAATCTGCAATGATGGCGTTAAGCGTTTTCGTATTGATGATATTCTCGGCGATGGCACTTGGATATGCAACCACTGCGGCGCTGGTGATGGCCTTAAGTTGGTGCATCTTTACAAAGATAATTTCAAAGATGCACTTGAATTTGTCGCTGGTTATGTTGGCATCTCGCCAGAAGTGCAAATCGACCAAGCTGAAATTGATAGGCGCAAGCGTGAGTCTGCTGAGCGCAACAAGGCACGAATCAGCCAAGATGCAGCGGCAAAGCTATCAACCACCGAGCAAGCTGCCATTGGCGCAAGCATGATAATGCAGCACGCAGAACCAGCCACAAGACACGCATATCTGACTAAGAAGCAAATCAGCGGCATCACTGCCTGGTTTATGCCTGAGTCATTTTTGATACCCACGACAGAAGGCCAAACCGACATCAAAGGTCGCCTAGTCATACCGATGATTAACGAACGTCGAGAATTGATAAACTGCCAGATTATTGACTCTGATTTCAAAATGTTTTTGCTTGGCGGTCAAATTATCGGCGCGTTTCATTTGATAGGCTCAGTGCGCTCTGGTGACGTTATTCTGATTGGCGAGGGATATGCCACCATGAACACATTACACGATGCCACATGCTTTCCCTGTGCAGTTGCATTCAATGCGAATAACTTGCTTGCCGTGTCGCGCATCATTCAGATGCTCTATCCTTCAAATGACAAAATTATCACAGCAGACAATGACCATCACAACAATCACAAGAAGGTCGGCAATGATGGGCTGAACAAAGGGCGCATTGCATCAAATGATATTGGCTGCCGAATGGTCACTGTGCCAAACCAACAAGGTGTTAGCGACTTCAACGACTTTGATGTGATCAATGGACGTGATGCGCTGATTAATTTACTAACTGAGCTAAAAGTGATTGACAAATTGCAAGCTGGGTGCAATCATTAACTTGTCAACTAACTAAGAGGTTAATCATGGAGCTAAGCAAAATTCTCGAAATGATGCAAGATGCAGATGTTCGCAATAATTGCCAGTACGCCTTGCAAATTAGCACTCGCGACTGGCTTAAAAATCGCGATCTAATTGCCACTGTTAACGAGTACATTGGCGATTCAATTGTTCGCAGTTTGCCGATAAAAAACGGCGTCAATAAGTCAATGCTTAATGAGTTTTTCGGCTCGTGCAATGTCCAGCAGTCAAAATTAGCAAGAACAATAGCAGCCCGTGACAAGCTCAATGCAGAAATTGCAGCTATGGGTGGTGATACTATGATTTGTAATGAGGTGAAGTGATGAAAGCTAAAGAAACTACAGCAGATTATGACCGTTACACGTGCGCAAAAGATTTAAGCATGCTTGATTATCCTTGGCGTCAAAATATGCGCAAAGACATTGAGTCTGGCGCATTTGTTAAATTTGTATCGGCCAACGCATCAGCTAAGCAGTTTGTCGTGGTTAACCTTGAGAAGTTTGGCGTTAATTTCAAGGTTACAAACTTGGGTTGTGGAGTGCAAAAAATCGAGTCGATAAAAGATGATGCCTAACGACTTTGTTTGGAAGCAAGTTTATCACGGAGCTATAAAGAAAGGTGCTAATGAGCGGATAGCAAAAGAACGTGCTTGCATGGCTTCGGATAAATTCAGAAAAAGCGCTTATGGAAAAAACGCCATCAAGATGATTGAAGATGAAATCAAAGAGGCGGTTAAGATTTCAAAAATGCATAAGGTGAACTCATGACATCAGAACAAATCAAGGCGCTCATCGAAACTAACGAGCGCCTTTGGGCGGCTAATAAAAATCTCATTGCAGAGATTGAGAGGCTGAAAAAGACGCTTGATCGTGAAACGATTAAGCGTTACAATTAATAAAAGGGGTTAACATGCCAATATCTTTTAAGAAGTGCGCAGAGTGTGGGGTAAGTTTTTATGGTACAGACAAAGCAAAGTTCTGCTGTAGCAATTGCAGGGTTAAATCGCACAGGGGAAAAACAAAAAAGAAGTAAAAAGCCAAATGGATACTGGCTGATAAGAGAGCATGTAGAGGAAGAAGCTAAAAAATACAGAACAAAGTCAGAGATGAAGTTAAAAAACAACCCAGCATTTACTGGAATGTCAAAGCTATCCATATCTGATGAAATCTTTACTTTAGGAAAGAAAAGTAATGGGTATTTGACTGTTGAAAAGTGTATTGATGCAGCTAAAAAATACAAATCAATAGCCTCTTTTTCTAAAAGTAAAGATAAAACAGCTTACAATATGCTTTGCAAGCTTGGGTTAATAATTGATGCAACAAGCCATATGAAATTAAATAGGGTTAACAATAATTATTGGACATTTGATAGATGCGTAGAAGAGGCGCTTAAGTACAAAACAAGAAATGAATTTAAAACTCTTTCTATAGGCGCTTATGATAAGTGCCATAAAAATAAGTGGTTAATCGATGTTTGTAGTCACATGGTTAGCGGGTATAAGACAAGTGATTGTGTATACGTTTGGAAGGTTGCTGGTCATGAAAATGTGTACAAGATAGGTCTGACAAAAAATACCATTGTAGAAAACAGAATAAGCTTTGTTGAAAAATCTAATAACATAAAAGCTGAGAATAAAACTAGCTTTTTGATTAAAGGCAACGCTTACCAAGTAGAGCAGGAATGCTTAATGTTTGGAGAAAGGTTTTACGGTTTTAGCGGCGATGGTTACACAGAGTTTAGGACGCTAACAGCAGTCCAATACCAAGATTTAATTAATTTTATACAAACTAAAGTTTAGATTGGGGTGTCTAGTGGAAATACCGACATTTGGCAAGTTAACGCCTCGCCCGTATCAGTGGGAAGCTATCCAGAACATTAAGCAGTTTATCCGCGAGCAATTCATATCGTTCAAGAATGGCGGTGAAGTTAAAAACGCCATTCTTAACGCCTCTGTATCAAGTGGAAAATCATTAATAATGGGCGCAGTTGCTGCGCACTGCCAGCGCACAAACCGCCGCTGCATGATTCTGACTGACATAGGTGAGCTTTGCGACCAAAACGGCCAAGAGGCTTGGTCGATGGATGTTAAAACCTCGTTTTATTCGGCCTATGTCGGCCAGAAGTCAAACTATTACAACGTGGTGAGCGCAACGCTTGGAACAGTGGCCAATGCACTTAATCGCGATTATGCCACGGCTGAAACAGTGCCAAAGGTTTTGTTAATTGATGAATGCCATAAATTGCCGATTGAAGACATGGACGGCGAAAAGGCATCACAATATGCCCAAGTAATCGAACACTTTAAAAAGATTAATCCTGCATTGGTCGTGGTCGGTTTTACAGGAACGCCATGGCGCGGAACTAGCTCAATACTTGGATCATTTTGGTCGGAAGAATTGAAACCAGTGATTGACCGTGAGTTTTTGAAAGCTAACGGCTACACGGTTCCTGACGTTTTCGGTTTTACTGATAACGAATACGACCTAAGCGAATTCAACAATTTTACCGAAAATGACACTGGCGACTATTCGAAAGCCGATTTAGAGCGTATGCAAGAGAAGATGGATTTGTCCACTACTCAAAAAATCATGCATGACGTTATTGAAATGGCGGCCAATCGAAACGGCGTATTAGTGACTTGTAGCGGATTTAAACACGCTCAAGAGGCCGCCAGCGTGTTAGGTGATATTCCGCACGCAATCTTTACGACTCAGCAATTGCAATCAAACACAGGGCTTAAAACGCGCAAAGAAATAGTTGACGCTATTAAGTCAGGCAAGATTAAGTATCTGTTTCAGATTGGCTGTTTCAGTGTCGGCTTTTCGGCTCCCTACATCGACACATCGGTAATTTTGCGCAGAATTGGCAGCCTTACGCTACTTGAGCAATTGCTTGGCCGTGGTCGCCGCTTACAAAATCAATGGATGCTTGACGCTGGAATTAACAAGGTCGATCACCTAGTTCTCGACTTTAGCGGCACACTCGAAGCCATGGCTGACCTGTTCAATAACCCTGTGCTTGAAGACGCTATGAAAGCCAAGGACAAGAAAGACAATAAATTCTTGAATTGCGCCAACTGCGGAACCGAGCACGGAGTTCACGCTCGCAGATGTCCTAACGAGCAGTGCGGAGAGTGGTTTAAATTCCGTGTGTGCGAGGATTTGCGCTTGAATGGAATCTTAGTGGATAAGGGCTGTGGAGTTAAAAACGACATAGCATCTAAAACGTGCTCTGGCTGCGGAAAATATCTGATTGACCCTAACGCCAGACTATCGCACAAACCCTACACAGATGCCGATTGGAAGCCTGTGCAGCGTATGGAATTGGCAATTGCCGGGAATCGCAGTGATGCTATCCAGGTGAAGTATTATTTGGACTCATACGGCTTGGACGGAAAACAGGAAATAGCCACGGTCAACTACTGGGCGATAATGTCAGGCGGCAAGCGAGTATGGGAAAGTAAGTTTGTGAAACAGCACGTTAAACCAGCACTATGGAAAACCGTGTTAAGCATGACTCCAGCGGCAATTGTGCAAAGCACTAATTTATTTATCACTCCCAAAATGGCGACTCACCGAATAAATGCGAAAGGTGAGTCAATTGTTAATGTAAGCAAAAAGGATAAGGTGGCGGCATGATTACTAGATATTACATATCACAAGACAAAGAGCTTAAGGTAAAAATAAGGGCTAGCGATGAAGAAATGGAGCTAGCAACAGAGATAACAATGGATGCTATCAAAAATCTTGTTAGAGTGGATTTTGTTGGTTACTGGCTTGCAAAGTTTGGATTCATGAAATTAGCAATGAAGTTCAAGGTGGCATCTTGACTGAAATCCTAACCACCACTAACCGCGCTGGCTTGACGATTTACAAGCCAGCAATCAAGCAGGTTGATCGCCTTGAGAAGTCCGAGCAAATCGACTTAAACGCGCACTGTGCGAAACGCTGGCCTGTTGAATATGAATCAATGTGGCACACAATCAACGAGAGTGGTGCGGGAGGCTCTGCTCAATACGGCGCAATGCTGAATCAGCAAGGACGAAAGAAAGGCGTTGCTGATTGGCTAGTCATGATCCCTCGCGGAGAATATCACGGCCTATTCATCGAGCTTAAGCGCTGCCATAGCGGCACGATATCGAAAGAGCAAAAGGCCTTCATGCTACGCCAAGAATCTCTTGGTTATCGCTGCGTTGTGGCCTACGGTTTCCGCGCAGCGCTCAAGGCAATTGAAGATTATTTTAATTTAAGTTGACAATAGTTTTAGATAGATTAATATTGCATTTGTCAACTAACAAGGGGTTTATTATGTACGAAGATAACACGCAGTATTTCGGTGAGGATTATCCAGTGGGGCAGCCAAAATGAAAAACGCAGATATGCCAGCAATGCCAACAAGCCCAAACAGTAACGATCCTGAATGGGCAGCCGCTAGAACTGGCGGGCTAACCAAGCGCGAAATGTTCGCTATGGCAGCAATGCAAGGAATGCTATCTCATCCTGATGTTATTCACGCTAATGACGATGAAGAACATGAAACCATAGCTCATGCTGTTGCTGCTAATGCAGTATTGATGGCGGATGTATTGCTTAGTAAATTGGAGCTATCAAAATGACTCAATTAACCATCATTCAAAACCTTGAATCTCGCCTGCCAGTACGCGCAGACGAATTTGACCAAGTGCGCTCAGACGATAAAATTAACTTTGCTCAGGAGGCTGGTTTTGCCCTGCAAATCTTGGGCGGCAATTCTTATCTTGACGGCATAGCGCGTAAAAATCCCGAGTCTCTACGCAACGCGATTATTAACGTGGCCGCCATTGGTACAACGTTAAATCCTGCCGAAAAGAAAGCATATCTAGTGCCTCGCGGTGGCATTGTATGCCTTGACATTTCATATCGAGGCCTTGCTGACTTAGCCGTAGATTCTGGCGCGGCTGAGTGGGTAGACGCAAAGCTGGTTTACGCCAATGACGAATATCAGGCTGGCGGCATGGGCGAGTTGCCGCATCACAGACCAGCCAATCCGTTCACAGGTGGGCGCGGTGAACTGGTCGGTGTCTATGCCGCTGCCAAGCGCAAAGATGGCACTTATGCAGTTAAAGAAATGGACATGTCCGCGATCAACGCCATCAAGAATCGCAGCGAGTCAGGCAAGAAAGGCAATGGCCCATGGAAAACTGACTTTGAAGAAATGTGCCTAAAAACACCGATGAAAAACGTGGTTAAGCGACTACAAGGCACTAACAAGCGCATTGATGCAGCTATTGAGATGCTGAACAGGCAAGGTGAAGGCATTGACTTCGCAAGCGAGCAACGCGCATCACCCAAGGATATTAACTGCGACCAGCAAGCACAGGGAATGATTAACGAATTGCTTGGTGTTATTGGTATGCAGTTCTCACAAGTGCCAATTCACATGATAACAAAAAACCCAGTAACAGACGTTTCAGACCTAACTCAGCTTGAGGCAGGCCAATTAATCGCAATGCTGCGCAATAGAGCGGCAAAATTAGGAGCTAAACAGTGATTAACCAACTACGCGAAAACCTAGCATCATTCCAAAGCGTATTAGGATTTAACCCGCTTGAAGTTGAGCAAGGCTCATATCCATGGCTTAAGCTCAAGCTTGGAGTTATCAGTGCCAGCAAGTGCAAAGACATGATGGCTAAGAAAGGCTCAGCAACGCGCAATAGCTACATGATGCAGTTGATTGCCGAAGTTATCACAGGCATCCCGACTGAACTAGGAACATTCAAGCAGCTTGAGTGGGGAAAAGAAAACGAGCCAGCAGCACGGACGGCTTACAGCTTCATGACTGGCGAAGCAGTGCACGAAATCCCGTTTATCTACGCTGACCAGTCAATGCGCTGCGGTATCAGTCCTGATGGGATTGTTAACGATGCAGGCTTAGAAATCAAATGCCCATTCACATCTATGGTTCACTGCGACACGCTAGTTAACGATGCGATCAAGGACGAATACTTTTTACAAATGCAATTCAGCATGTTTGTAACTGGCGCTCAATACTGGGAATTTATGAGCTATGACCCAAGGATGCCAGCGCATTTGATGACTAAGATTATCAAAGTTAATCGCTGCGAAAAGACGCAAGATAAAATCGCTGAATCCGTGCGTGAATTTATCACCGACATGGATAGAGCACTTGAGCAGTTAGGCGTTAAATTCGGCCAACAATGGTCAACCGAATTTAATTTTAGTGAAGAAGAATTGCAGCAACAGCAAGAGTTTTAGTGTAAGAAAAGACGCATAACTTAATATCAATTATGCGTCGGGGATATTAGTGTTGATGCTGCTGTCACGCTTCTTTAGTATTATACAACACTCGATCTGTTTCGTGCTATCTCAATATTTGAAGCTGGAGGTGCCATGAACGCAGTAACTACTGTTGCGTTGTTGTCAACTGCTGTTATTGTTGCCGTGGCGTCAGGTGCGGTGATGTAAATCTCCTGACCGCTGCATTTGTTAGAGTTACACGTCAAGTTCTTCTGGTTCGATGCGTTGATTGCTTTCCCTCCGGGCTTTATTACTCCAGAGGCGAATCTGTTAGATGATATCTCCACAGATTTATTTCTATCAGCTTGCACTCCGAAATCCCACGACGACGCAGGTCCAATGACCTTGATGTTAGTTACACTTACCCCAGCCGTTTCAGTGTATGGTGCTGCGTCACCAGATCCAACCTGAACAGCCGTTTGCTTGCTAGCTACAGATGCGTAGGAGTTAATTGTGACACCATCTATCTCTACTTGATCTAGTGTTTGCGCACCATCCACTAAAACCCCTACAAATTGGAAATTTTGTGAGCTAGACGCAATATACCCGCCAATCAGTCTATGCCCATCACCACCACCGAAACCCCAACCTACATCTCGTATATAATCCAAGTCGCAATTTTGGCATGTTACAGACAATCCTAGTGACCCTATACCCTGTAAGTGGGTGACGAATGCGCTGTTTAAAACTTTTACGTTTTCAGGAACTCTTGTAACTGCGTCAATGTAGTCATTGCGCGATGACATGCTAACTCCGACATTCTTTCCTTTGTACAACCTCGAATAGCTGTCGTTGTTCCCTGTAAGATTGTCAATTGTACATTGCACAACAGACCCGTAAATGCGTACTGGTACAGTAACAAAGCTGTAGCCACAGTCTCTGATTGTCAGTCTGAACGTATCCGAAACGTCCCATCCGCATCCAAATTGACCTCCTCCACCAATCTCTATATCTTCAAACTTATAACCAGAAGTATATTGCAGTGCCCCACCAATTTGAGATCCCGGTAGCAGGAACGCAACACCGTTTGCCATTGTGTTGCCTGTGCTTATTAAGTGGAACCCACGCCACACCTTGACGCTTCGACCCGTTTCTCTAGGAAACTCAAACACAACATCGGTCATTTGAGCATCTATAACGCATTCTGGTCCAAAACCGTGAATTTTAACATTTGTTCCGACTGTCTGTTTCGTGTCTAGACGCATCTTCCCAGACGAAAGCATTATGGTGCCATTCAAACTCGCTGCATCAGAGAGCTCTGTATCGGCAGACACTACCCCCGTAAGGTCTATTTTCCAATCGGCAATCCACGCGCCGTTCAGTGGGATGACTTTAAACCCGCCAACTAGGAACCCGCCACTAACGGAAGATGGTACAACACGCCAATCGGTCAGCCCAGTGCTAACGATGTCTCCGTCGGACAGTGTGATACTCAACCCCGACGCGGCAACTAGCAGTTTCATATCCTGTACTGAATTAAATTTTATTTTTTGATTACGACTTATCAGCGTGTTAATGCCATTAACACGCTGCGATGCACCAAGTTTATCAGGTTGACCATCGTCAACAATGCCAGCCTCTGCCAGCAGCGCGTCGGTGAATCCATCATAATCATCAATAAAATCCTGAACTGAACCCCCGCCACGCTTGTTTATCGATTCAGCTTCCGTGGCAGTGAATGGTTGCCAGTTCGGATTACCGATGGGATTAGTACCAACGGGGACAACAATCGGAGCACTGCCTGAGCCAACGTATTTGTAAAGAAAGCTATCAACAGGATCATTTGAAACAAGCAAGTTTTTGCTTTCAAGAGTGCCGCCCTGCGCGAATGTAAATGGCGCAACGCCAAATCCGAATTTATCAATAGCCTGAGATAATGAAAGAATTTGCTTACCAGTGTAGGTTGTGACAGTGCTATTGCCGTTTAACACTTTATCAAACGAAATCGCATTATCAACGATAGTGCAAGGGTCTGACGCGCTAGCGTTTGGCAGTGGGCGCGGATTGTTGTATTCACTCATTGTTTAATCTTCCTCGAAAAGTATTTCGTTGTATTCAGCCAGCGTCACCGTAGCAATCCCGTCGCCACTGTTGGACACTGATTTTAACGTGTAGTCAGTACCACTTAATTCATCATCCGCTGCAATCAAGTATTTTGAGCCAAGTTCGTAGTCGCCATCTTGCGCAGTGTAAGCGCCTGATAATGCGACCGACTTGAATCCTTTATCAGTATACCCCAGCGGCTCGCATGTTACTAATGCGCCAACGCTTCCATCTTCGCGCGTTGTTTGGACATAATATGTCTTGCCAGATTCAAAATAAATCGGCTCGCTTGTTAGGTATTCATCGCCGAAAATGTCTAGGATTTCACCGCCGAAAACATCTTCATCGTTCATGTCCACCCATCGCACACGATCACCTACCTTGGCCGATAGTCCGAAATAGTACGTGTCAAACTCAACGCTATCACGCTGATAGAGTAACCGCCTAATCTCATACTCAATGCGATTGATTGCCTGAGCGTCAGACTGACAGCCAACCAATGTTATTTCTTCAGGATAGCGTCCCTCTACATCGACAATCACACCGTTTTCAATGCTGCGGTAAATCGTCTTTTCAACGTTGTCAGGCTGCGTAACGTAAGTTAGCGAGATTGAATCCTTGTCACTTGGTAGCCGTTTTGGGAAGTTCTGCTTCGCATCGCCAATGGTATTGCGGCGGTTGAATAACATAGTGTGTATTGGCTTTGATTCAACGCGAGAGAATGTCCATGACTGATAATCTCTGAAGGCAAGCACGCGAGCCACGTTGCATATGACGCTCAATCTTTCACGCAATCCAACGTTAGCATCATCAAAAGTGAAATCAAATGTGCGTAAGGCAGCAGGCAATGCGTCATTAATTGCGTATAGTGTTGCCAAATCGACACTTGATTCATCTTTTTTGGCTGCTATGCAAAGCGTGTACATCGCAGCGTCGGCAAAGTCTCGCGTAGGTTGCACGTTATCAGGCTCAATCAATCCTGTGGCGCGATTGAAGTATGGCAGCATGCGCATTCCTTCGACGTTAATCTTGGATTCACGTCCGCCTATTTGTCGCTCATCAGCTTTGCGCTCAACAGTGATTAGTGTCACATCACCGTAGTTTGGCGCTGGCTGAAATTCAACACCGACAAGCTGCTCAAGCACCAATCTATCAGATGCAGCACCAGCATATTCTCCATTTGTGCGTCTGATTCTTCCCTGATATCGGCCAGCGGTTAGTGCCTCGAATTTGTACGTGCGATATTGAGGGTCAAGAGTTGCGCCAGTAATTGACTCATCAATGAAATCAGTAAAGCCAGTTTGATTGCCAAACTCATCAACTGCGCGAATTTCCATCGTGAATGTAACCGTTGCTTGTCCGCCTTTTTCAGTTCTGATACCTGTTGGCATAACAACATGAAACCAGCACTCTTGTATTTCACTTCCGCTAAGCGTGTACCACCCAACCCAGTTAAATTCTTCTCCGCTTGAATTAGTGTTAGCAATTGTGCCAGCGCAGCCGATGTATGTTGACAATATTACGCCTGTGTCAATCAGCACAATTTGATTGAGTCCTGTATCAATAGAAAGCACTTCGAAAGTGCCTTGTAAAATAACAGTAGCACCACCACCAGAACCTTGGCGCAAATCTACGGTAAGAAACCCGCCAACAGTCGCGCCAATTTCATCAACCCAAGTAAAATCATTGGTAAATGTCAGTAGTCCGTTATTAGTTGCTCCTGCTTGCTCAATTGTTACATCGTTAACAGTGGCTTCGTAAATCTCAGCATTCGTTCCTTGCAATACTTGGTTTGTGATTTCGTTAGTTTCACGAGCCGTTATCCGCAAATAGTCGCTAGGTATTGTGTGCGGAGCTGGCGGATATTGCCCGTCAAAATCGCCAGTGTAGAAATAATTCCATGATGAATTTGGTATTTCATCAATATTAGTCTCGCCAGAAAACACCTTGTTAATCTGAAATTTTCCAGCAGATACGCAGAAAATCTCGCGGAGAATTTTCAGGTTGTTTTCGTAATAGTAGTATGACGGCTGAATGAAATCAGGGTAACAAACTGGCGAGCCGAAAACCTCGGGTATCGCTTGGTTTGGTCTGAATTCGTTAGTCGCTGCATTTAGCTGACTGTTTGGCGATGAGCCTTGGTTATCTGCGTTACCAGGCACCGAGGGAATTAGCAGCACAGTCGCAATCGCAAGCGCAGCAATTAGCACATAGGCGATCGTGATTGGCTCTGCTGGCTGATTGATAATGACGATGTTATCAAACTGCTCGATACGCCTATCCAGCTTTGCGTTCATTTCCTGCGCTTCATCGGTGGCAGTCGATAAGAATCGTTCGCCGTTGATATAAACGTCAGTGTGCAATCCGCCAAAGTTGTGAGTAAAGTTTTGTTCAAAAAACTCAGCAAGCGTAATGCCTGCAATCGGGTTGAAAACTTCTTTATCACTTAGATTTGACGGGTCTTTGAATCTAACAATTGACGGCATAGCGCTCGAACTCCAGTCGTGGATATAGTTTTCTCATTGCCGCTATTGTATTCCATTTCACCTGTCCTGTCCCGTCACCGCCTTGACCCCATGCGTGAACAATGCCGCCGCAAATTATGCGCCCAACGTGCTCGAAGTCTCCAGCGCTGTTATACATGCTAACAATGTCGCCATCTATGCCAGTTGATTTGATGAATCGTCCTTTATTTCTTAGCTCTGACTCTATTTCATTTGGTGAGCCTGCTGAATAAGCGTATCCATTGACTATTGGTAGCTCCAAACATTCAATCTCGCGGAATGATGCAATGACCAATCCCCAGCAGTCATAAGCCTGTGGGCCAGTTGCGCGACTAACCCAAGGCTTGCCAATGGCGTGATTAAGAAATTCTTTAGGTGTCATGATATCACCCTAAGCCCGGGGAAGTTTTGCGCTTTATAAAGCTTGGCAACGTTAATCGAATTAGGGTTGTCGTCACTTGCAACGAACGCCACAGAATCACCTTGAATACTGAAATTGCTAATCCAAAGATAAATCACGCTCGGCACGCCATTGATAAACTCTCGGTAAATGTACTCTGTAGCCGTGGTGTTTGGCAGCGCCATATCATAAGCCTTGATTTGCTTTAGATAGCTTTTAATCATCGAGCCGATATTACCCATTTGAGTAGTCATCGTCAGTACACTATCTTCACTAACTTCTGGATGCTGCGTCTCGAATGCTGCTGGCTCGAATGTTACTATCTCACCAGCGTTGCGCGGTGCAGTTGCTTCAAGCTTAAATTGCTTGTCAAAAAATTGACCTTTTACGCGACGATGAACCCCAACAGCAGGGTGGTAGATTTCAAACGTTTCATAGCGGATTGTTTTTTCTCTTGTCTCAAAAAAATTACTCATGCTGCCGACCACGCTAAGTTGATTGCATCATCAAAGCATTTTGCGGCTTTATCGAATGATGAATTGCAGTTCTTGTTAAGTAGGATATAAAGGGCTCCGTCTTGGCATTCTCCAGTATCTTTGCGCACCACTTCACGCGCCATGATTTGCGCCGAATAGGTGTAAACATCGCCGTCTTGACCAGTGGCTTGAGGGTATTTAGTAAATCGCACATTCTGAGTTGTTAGACCTTCCTCGATTTTAATCGGGAAGTCAAACCAAGGCGATTTAGTGCGCACCTTGTTTTGATGCAGCCACATTTGGAAAATCCGCGCCTCATCTTGCCTGAACTTAAATTGAACATCCCAGAATGTAGGCAAGTCATCGCTGAACACCTGCAAAAATGGTGGCCCAGCATTTAGCGGACTTAATTTAAATCCAACTTCCTCATTGCGTGACTTGCTTGAAGTCACGCAGCTTTTAAGCATTTCAGGCCAATTAGCCCCGAGTGAACAAGACATTTACACCACCCTGTTTTTAGCTGTTGTTGATTGCGTGATTGCTCCGCGAATTTTACCGCCGCTTGAAATATTACTAGCCACAGTATCCACGATAAACTTAACGTCTGTCACGTTGCCGCGCGTTGATTGTTGCACACTTACATCAGTGTTGTTTGCGTTGTTGATAGTCGTAATATTAATGATTGGCTGACTGTTGCCACCTAAATCACCATTTGGCGTCACGCTACCACCGCGGCTACCAGTCATTAAGAATGAATCTCGGCCATCACTAAACATCTCAGCGCGTCCGTTTTCCGTGACTTTATACATGCTGTTAGGGGCTGTGTAACCACCGTAAAGACGGCCACCAGCGATTGCTAACCCTTGTGCCAATCCAACTGTTGATGTAATACCAGCGGCAGCAGGCGCAGCGTTAGCGCCAAAGCTTGCCAAAGATGTTAACGCAGCAGCAGGAGCCATGGCTGTGGCAATTGTAGCGCCAGACGCAACAGCTCCAGCGGTGGCGGTGGCTTGGCCGATTAAAGCCTGAATACCCATTTGCACTAATGCGCCAATCATTTGAGTTAAGATTGATTGTGCCAAGCTTCTTATCGCTTCCTCGCCACTCATTGCGCCAGTTGCAAATGCGGTGAAAGCCCCAACAGCACTAGCTTGGAATGACTTAAGGCTTGCTCCGTTTTCGGCCATCATATCAACAAATGACTTTCCTTGGTCTGCCGTTAAAGCTTTAACTTTTTCAAGGTATGCGGCATCAGCAGCGGCTCTAGCATCCAAAGCTGTTTGATGATTAGCAGTTTCAAGGGTTTCATACTCGGCAATTAAATCATATTGCGCTTGCAGTTCCGCTTGAAGCTTTTCAAGTGGAGTTGATGCTAAATCTGTTACAGCGGCAGTTACAGTTACGCTTCTTTCCTGCCTCTTCTTTCTCTGCGCCTCTGAATCAGCGTCAACCTGATTCATTATTTCAACTTCTTGACGCAATGCTTGTAGTGAGCGCAATTCTTTTACGTTTGCTTCTATTGCTGCTGCTGATGCTCCGCTTGCTGCTAGCTGTTTTCTTAGGGCGTATTCTTCATATCCGTCAGCGGTTAATGTTAATTTAGCTCTTAAATCATCAAGAGATGAATCAATTTTATCTATACTTGCGCCAAAAGCCTCCCCAGTTGATGCAATTAGTTCTGGAGTTGTCTTTAATATTTCAGGAATACCAGATTTAAATATTGCCTGTTGTTCAGCAGACAATTCATTAAGTTTCTGAGTTAGAGTCTCAACTTCATTTTTGTACTGCTTAACTTTTTGGTTGGCAAATGGATCTGTTTTTGCTGTCTCAGTCCAGTTATTTAATGCGTTAGTAGCTGACAGAAGTTTTCCACGAACTGCCGTCATTTCTGTGCTTATTTTTGATAGCGCTATTCCGCGCTGAACATCGTTAAGTCCTTTGTATGAATCAGCAAGAGTATTAACTGATTCAGCAAGCGCCTTTGTTTTTTCATCCGCAGTTTCCGCTGTTGCGTAATAATAAGCTATTGCAGAAGCCGCTATAATTGCCGCCCCTGCTGGTCCGCCTAAAAGCGCTAGCACACCGCTAGCACCACGCATTGCTGTTCCAAGGAGTGTTGTTGATGCTATTGCCTTAGCGTTTGCAGCATCAGCTAGAACAACTGCTTTGTTGTAATTTCCAACCGCAACTGCTGCTGCTGCTGATTGCTTAGTTAGGTTTGCTTTTGCAAATGCATAAGCATTAGTGCCAGCGGCGGCTTTGACATCTAAACTTGCAGATGATACCAGTGCAAGCGCAGATATTTTTTCGGCTTCTGCACGTCTTAGTGCCGCCTTGGCCGCATTATTGTCAGCTATTACAGCGGACGTTGTTGCCGATACTTTCTGGATCATTGCTGCTGTGTATTGCACCGATGCGGCAACTAATCTACCAGCCAATACAACAGCTAAAGCCTCGCCAGATTTAACCACACCATCAATAATCCCGCCCCAATTTTTCAACGCGTCTTTATTGCCATTTATGGCTGATAAAAACTCAGTGAAAGCCTTGGTAAGCGTTCTTAATTCGCTATCAGCAAGCGATCCTATTTGAATTTGTAGCGCCTCAATAACACTTTCAAGCGCTTTCATATCACCAGCCAAGTTATCCGTATTTGTTCTAGCTTGGTCAAATGCTGTATTTGTTCCTGTTAGCTTTTCTGTTAGAGTGTCAAGTCCAGATGTAGATGCTAATAATGTTTGAGCTGCTACGATATTTTCAAGACCAAATCGTTTAACTTGAGCGGCTCCATCTTCATTTAGTTTATTTACGTTCTTAAGAGCTTGCGACAAACCAACAACTGATGGTCTTAGGTTTTTATCTACATCGTTGTTCAGCTTAAGGAAAATGTTTCTTAATGCAGTGCCAGCCTCAGATCCTTGCAATCCTACAGCAGATAAAACTTGAATTGCCGCTCCTGTTTGCTCAAAAGATATTTTTGCAGAAGACGCGGCCACACCAGCAGCTTTTAGCGCCTCTGATATTGCAGGTATTTCAGCGGAGCCAAATTTAGAACCAGCGGCTAGAACGTTAACGAATCTAGCCGCCTCGCTTGCATCAGCTCCAAATTGATTTAAAGATTTACCTACAGTTTCAGCCGCTTGAGCCAAGTCAATTCCAGCAGCTTCTGCAAGTAATATTGCCTGCCGAGTAACTTCCTTTAGTGCAGCACCAGATTGAAGTAAGTCAGGCTTTGCGGACGCAACAAGCTTTAATGCTTCCGCCGCCTGTGATGCTGACAGCGTGGTAGTTGCACCAAACTCTAGCGCAGTCTTTCTCAAAAATTCTAAATCTTTACCAACTGCACCAGTTATGGCAGATAGGTTTGATATTGAGGCGTTAAATTCCATTGCAGCTTTTGATGCATCTAGCAAGAATTTTGCTATTGACCCTGCCGTAATAACTCCAGATATTGCCTTTGCTAGTTCAGAAAGCCTAGAGTCAACCCTATCTACAGATCCAGATATTTGACGCTCGGCAGTCATCAATGCCGAAACGTCAGCATCGACGGTATAGTAAATATTGCCTAGATTGGTGCCTTCCATCAATTAGCCCTCTTTGCCGCTTCACGTCTTGCGTTAACTTCATCTAGCCATGCCATAGCTTTGTCATGCTCATCAAGAGTCGGAGCCTTGCCTTTGCGCTTAGCATCAGGATATTTATTGTCGATATAGCGGTCATACTCAGTTTTAGTAAGGTTTTCTGCTGCTTCAATGCTCATGTTTAGATGATTTACCGCATTTTCAACATAAGCATAAACATCGATTGAACTTGTTGACTCGCCTTTAGATTCGCTCTTTGCCGTTTGCTTTCCAACAACACCATGAATTATCAAGGCACGCGCAATATGAAGCACGTTTTCAATATTCATAACACCCAAGCGCCAAGCCTTGCGGCCTTTTTCATAAGACACAAAGCCAGTTAGCTTGCCAGTGTCGTCATCGCAACAACATTGAATAACATGCGCGGCATCTTCATAAATTCGGTTTATTCCGCGCTGAATAAGACGCTTTCCAACGGTTGATGCTGTGATTGCATTAACCTTTGACGCTTGCTGAATAAAAAACTCTGCCTCGCGCCCAAACAAGCGACTGAAAAAATCCGGCATCTCGTTTGGCTCGCAAATATTACGCATATTCTTAAAGGTGGGGTATAACTCATATTCTTTGTCGCCATAGCCTATGGCAAAGTGACCTATATCTGTGCGCATGGTAATCACTGGTTAGCTGATAATGATTTATCATAACACAGACATAAAAAAGCCCCAATGAAGGGGCTGATTTATTGAGATTAAAACTAAGGCGTTTCGCTCACAATGTTGTTGTTGTAAGTAGATTCAGCAGCAGCAAAAGCGGTGCTGAATGTAACCTCTGAACTTGTATCACCATTGCGATCATAGGTTGTCATGGCGCAAAATACGGTGAATGTTAGGTCAGGGAATGGCATGCGAATATAAACGTTTGTCGTAATTTTCGCGGCCAAGTTTTCGAAATACTGCTTAACAAGCTGTTTGTGAAAATCCCAATCAGTGCCGCTTTTACGGCAAACTCCATCACCCTGAACTTCGAAAGTCGCTCCAGTTGCGATTGTGTCTGTAAATCCACCGCTAGACGTGTCTGTCATGGTGCCTGTGGTTTCTGCGGCTGCTGTGAATGATTTCACAGTTAGCGAGCCAAGGCGCTGAAAAGTTAATGTTGCTGGATCAACATCACCGCAAGCAATCGCGATTTCTAACGGTACAACTGAGCCAACGTATCCGCCGCCCGATGCGCAATTTTGAACTGCCATTATTGTATTCCTCTATCAATTTTAACCAAAGTTTGGATTTCAACGTGTGGGCGGCCAGATTCAGTTAGCATCACTGGCGTAGCACTTACAATTGGATCAATGTTAATAATACCGCATTTTGTGCGAGTCTCCAAAAGATAGCTATAAATCTCGCCAGCACGAGCCTTAACTACGGCTGAATCGGTTTTATCTTGCAGCCCAAATAACACGATTGAGACAGTAGAATTTTGGACATATCGATTGCCGCCGCCTCCTCCAGTTTCGCGGATTAGAATTATTCGCTGGTCAGCAACATCAGGATCGCTTTCATCAAATAACATTAACTGGACTGCGGGAGTTGGCTGGTTATCGCCAAAGTAATCGACAAAGGCAGATAAAAAACCGCCTTCATCTAGTATTTGCCTAATTTCTTCTTCTAAAATCATGCTCATAGTTTGTAACCGTTTATGATGATACGCTTGTAATCTTCTTGATATGCCTGATTTTCAAAAGCGTTAGACAAAAAGTGTGGAGTGGCGTTTTTCTTTTTAACTGGCTTCCAATCTACGTTTTCATGCAGATACAGGCCATAGTTAAATCCTTTTTCGCTGAAACCAGCTCCATAGAAAACTACGCCAGATTTACCGCCATTGATTAGCTTATAGTCTTGACTGTTAATCAGTGCCGCAGTATCGACAGGGGTAGCCAGTTTTGCATATCCTGCGCCAGTCATGATGATGGTTAGCAAAACCTTTTCTGTGGCTTTGCCTTCGATTTCAGCAACCAATCTGCCAACATTTCGCTTTATCTGCGCCACGCCTTTAACTGGCATATTAAACCCCTAGGATGTAATCAGGCTTTTCAGATGCGCCAAACATAGCCGCATCATCGATTGTTATCATTCTAATGTCTGAGGCTGTTGGTTCTGATGAGCCTGCAAACTCGCCCAGTAAAATCTTGTCGCCAAAATTAGGCTTAGCGACAAACGCGGTGCCATCAACTAATTTTAACTCAGTCCAGAAAATCGACTTAGGCGTAAATGCAACCCCTGTTGAATCAGTGTATTGCTCAGAGCCGCCAATTCGATATGAGCACAGCAAGTGCTCTGGTGCTGAATACGTATAGCGCCCGAATTGGTCTTTGGCACCGCGCCGCCACAGCGTTAACGTTTGAGTGTATGACCAGTTGGCAATTGTGCTCACTAAAAACCATCCTTCGACATTGGAGGTCTTGCATCATTTTTTATCATTTATTAATCCTTAGCAAATCGCATGATACGCAGCATTTTGGTATAAATCCTTTATAGCCAAATAACATAGGTATGCCAACAGTAAAATAAAGCATCCAAACATGCTTTATTTTTACTTCGTAAGTTACTTTTCTTAATTCTGCCATTATCTGCAAGTCCTACAAGTACGCCCGAATGCGCCTGATGCGAATTGATCTCCTTGAGGATATGCAGCCTCAAAACATCCAGCCGTGTCCAGCATTGCAATCATGCGGCCATAGTTGGTCATCTTAATACCTTCGGCTGATGTGAAATAGTCAAACGAACGTGATGCGCCAGAAGGTGCAGATTGAGACTTGGTGTATCGCCCAACTGACATAGCAGTGAAATGTGAGATTGCATTTAACTTAATAGCTGATTGAGTGCAGTCATCCGCTGGATAGTTTAAATCAAGGCAATCGTCCAGTTTGTTAACCAAGCAGATGTAAGTGTTAATTGTCGAATCTGGAACCGATGCGTAATCAGCGCCTAAAAATTCTCTTACTTGCTCGATTGTGATTACCGCGGCCATTATGGTGTCACCCCTGCTTTGCTAAACATATAACCGATTGTGCCGATTGTTGACACTGCTGTAAAGAGAATGCCAACCAGAATAAACCACACTCGACCGTTGATACTCTGCATTAAGTCAATCCAAGGGCGGTCTGATGCCTGTTGCTCTCTGATTGATTGGATGTTTTCTTCTAGGGAATCAAGACGCTTATGCATACGATCGGTCGCTTCTCGTGTATGCCGTTGCTCAACTGAGCTTTCGTGTATTGACTGAGTCAACTTGGCAATCGATTCGTTAG